TTGATTTTCTATTTTGTCATATAAGTACGGTCGCTTTAATTTTAAGTCCTTTAAAATATCATAGTTATCATAAGATGATTCTGCATCCCCTCCCAATAGTTGGTGGTTTTCAGTTTTAGCATCTTCAATCATTTTCAATAATAAGTTTATCTCTGTTTCATTTAAAAAATTTTTGGTGTATGACACAATCGTTGGGAATATTTGTAAGATGTTCATGTGTAAGTACAAAACCCATTAATAGAAATTCTTCCATTTTGTTGATTGTCTCCATAACTATTCCAACATTTATGATACACACTTGAATCAAATGCAACTAGCCTATTAAATAAAAATCTAGTACAAGCATATTCCTCATCCTCATTTTCAGATAGATAAAATTTTGTTCCTGACTCTAGATTAGTCTCTGATAAGTAAATCATATATGCCCAATCAGAGCCATCCTGATGAATGTAATCATTGTTATCTTTTTTTAATCTGATATTAGCTGTCTGCGTATAGCCAAATACCTTATTAGTAAAAGGAAAATTACACCTCTCTATCGCTCTCATAATAGAACTATCAAGTTCCGTATCAATATGTTCTAAAGGAATTGTCCTCTTTCCCGGATATTTTTCAGTCCAAGTAAAATCCCCATAAGGTGATTTGTTTAATCTAGTAGGATTATCTTCACAGCTAAAATACTTCATTTTATGTATTGATCCGATTACATCTTCTAGATGTTTTTTTTCTAGAAAATTGTCCTTAATACAAATCATCTAAATTTATTTCCTTCAACCCAAGCAATTAAAGACAACCTTTTTCCCTTTGTTACTGGTCTTACTCGATGCTCAAGGAAAGAAGGGAAGGTTAATATAGCACCTTTATTTTTTAATCTTGCTTTATCTTCTTCCGAAAAATTTACATTTTTTAACTCAAACTCTCCTCCCTCATATTCATCACGAGATGAAAGTTGCATTACCATACTAATTTTTCTATCTGACATTTTGCTATTTCCCCATAACGTATCTATATGCCAATCATAAAACCCTTCATCTTTTGAATCATATACACCAAACTGACAATCCTCTATACTTCTAATGTCAAATCCGTATGCATGTTGATTACAATTAAGTGCATATTCAAACATTAAATTATAAATTCCAACATGCTGTCGTTTATTTAATAGGCTTATTTTAGAACGTCTTATATCAGGTTTTTCTACAAACTCATCGCTAGAGGTGTCACTTACTACCCCCTCGACTAATTCCTCCTCTAAACAAGCATCTCTAATCGCATCAACTGCTTCTTCACTCAACGCATTGTAATAATTCCAACAAATATGTCTCATATGTAAATCCTCCGTTTTAAGTAATCTTCTAATATATCCATACCACTAACCTCTCTTTGTTTATCAGCCTTTCTTTTTTCTAAGTATTTTAATTCTTCTAAAATTTCTTTTTTAGATTGATCTGTTAAACCAGTAATAGGTTTATCGTGCCACGTTATGTGATGCCTTGAATATTCACTTGAGATATTAAATCCTAGCATGATACACTCTCTAGATTTAGTCGGAAACCATGCATGTTTTTGTTTTTCAATGTTCTTGACATACATAGGAAAATCTTTTGGTGTTTCTAATTCGTTCTTCATATATTTCCAGTAAGGTGTGTCTTCACGTTGTGAATTAACATAGTGCAATAAAATAAAATTATGTATTTCGTGAAATGCTTCATCTACTTTTTCGTTGTAACATACACGCTTAAAAGCAGAGTATTCCCTATCTAGTATGGTATCAATAAAATTTTCTATTTGGTAACAAGCCAATGCCAATCCAGTTGACTCCAATGGCTCGATAAATCCTGATGCTAAGGTTAGAGCAAGACAATTTCCTACCCAACCTCTTTTGTATTTGCCTGTTTTGAAGTGGACTGTATTAAACTCTACTTGATCTGTTCTTTCTTTACCAAAGCGTTTAATTAAATAGTCTTTAAATTCCTTTTTAGCTCCATCCTCATTTTGAAATTTACTGCTATAAACATACCCACTTCCCACTCTTGACCATAAAGGTATATTCCATGCCCATCCTGAACCTAGAGCTGTGCAGTCTGTAAATGGTTCTAACTCTGCACGTCTGTCTTCATATGGTATGCGACAAGTAATTGCAGTATCGTTTAGTAAAGTATCACCTATCCATTCAAATGGCTCATCCAAAACCTTTTCAATTAACAAACATTTAAAGCCAGTACAATCTATAAACATATCAGCTTCAATTTTTTGTTTTTGATCTGTAGTTACTGAAACAATATTAGAGCCATCAAGTTTTACATGCTTTACATTAGCGAGTATGTGAGTGCCTTTAAACTTAGATTGACAGAACTCTCCAAACTTACTTGCATCTAAATGGTGGGCATACTTGAACCCTTCACCCTCTAACCTACTAAATTTATTATTTTCACTCATGTGGTATGTAATAAAGTTTGTACTATAGTAGTCCTCTATTGGTGTATCTTCAAGATGTTTTTTTACTGCCCAATCAAAGCCATTGTAATCAGCCTCTTGATCGTTCCAAAATGGATGGTAGATATTTTTACCTTTTTGAGAAAAATCACAGAATCTTATTGCCGCTTTATAACTCGCATTACAATAAGGCATCCATTCTTTTTCTTCAAAGCCTAATATGTCTCTTATAAAAAAAGAGGTATATGGTATCGTAGACTCTCCTACACCAACAGTAGGTACATTTGGAGATTCCACAAGGGTAACGTCTACATTTGGTAAGTGATTGTTTAAAGCTATAGCCATCATCCAACCACTTGAACCTCCACCTACTATGCATATAGAATTAACCTTCATCTGACCTCTTCATCTATTTGTTTTGATGTTCTAAATGTATAAACAACAATAATACGTCTACCATCTTCTGTGGGAAATTTACAATAATGTTCCATTTTAGGAAAACTTAAACCCTTGAATTGAACTGGCTCTATTTCTTTAAGAACCTCTCTACCTTTACCAAGCAAAACAGTCCTTGAAGTAGGACTATCAGTCAGATAAACTATTAATTGGGTATGGGGAAAATCATGGTCTGTGTGTATATTGCATTTTGCTTTTTTATGAGGGAACACACAATTGATACTCATTCTTAATATTTGTTCGTATTCAATATTGTGTTTTTTACACCAAGTATCTAATATTGATTTAAAGAAATCAAATGATACAGAGTTTTTAATTGGGATTTTATTTATAGCAGTTTCAGGTCTAACTACAAGATGATGAGCATGATAACCAACTCCATCCCCCTTTACTTGATCAGTATTCCAGTACCAAGGAAAGTTTACTCCTAATGTCTCTTCCTTAATTATTTCTTTTTGTTCGTCTGTTAGGAAGTCTTCGTCTTCTATTATTTGTTCATTGGCTAACATCCAAAGTCTTCTCCTTAATTTTTACTTATAGTTAATGTTTATATTAACTCGTCTTTTTTCATCTGTACAATTTGTACTCCTATGTTCAATGTTACCATTAAATAATAACAATCTATTTCGTTTGGACTGTATCTTTTCTCCATCTTTTAATTCAGTATAGCCATCATTATCATTTATATAAAAGATCGCCACTTTCCACTCCTTGTTGCCTTTATTATCAAAGTGCCAGTTACTATGTCTTAATGATTCAGTTCTACTATAACAATTAATTTTGGCTCTAAGGATTCCTTGCATGTTTAGTTTACGAGATAAAACACTTGTAATTTTATCGTTAAACTCAGGACTATTATCTTCAGCCTCTCCTATCAACAAATGAAAAATCATAGCCTCGTCTTCATCTGTTGTAACACCATTTAACCAAAACCAAGGAAACCTATTAGACATAATGATTTTTTCAAAATTAACCATGTCGGTTTCATGTAGAAAATTATCTATTACTTCATGCTTGACCACTTTCCTATAGGACATTCCTGAGATTTAAAAGAGACTTTTGCTTTAACTATGCAGTTACATTGTTTGCATTTACCACCAACGAAGTTAAATACATAGTTTGGACACTCTTTACAAATATTAAATCTGCGTTGCGCCCAATTTACTTCCAATTAACTAATCAAGCTATGGTGCTTTAGTCTCAGATCAATAAAGTCATTCCCAGTTATTGCATCCTCTTCTACTACCGGATCTTCTGCCGGAAGAGCCTCTACAAGAGCTGCAATAGCACTAGCATTTGCTACCCCTGCCTTGACCTCTTCAGACCTTTGATACCAATCTGCAGGAATAAATCCCATTATATAATCATTCAGAGGTGTTCCTACTAGATATAGACCTGCATCGTCTCTAGGTAAGTCCACATTAAGACCTCCAATTGTCTCTGCCGCATCATTATGAACAGAGATAACCACACTACCTGCTGTTGCATCGAATGAGCGTATTTTGTATGTAAAAGCCATTTGCTTCTCCTAAAAAATAAATTTAACCAAGTGAACCATTTCTAGTTCCATTTCCACTCCAAGTAACATTAGAGTTTCCTGAAGTAGCCGCTCCTGCACCACCTCCCGGTGTTCCTGGCCCGTAGAACCCTGCTCCTCCTCCAGTTCCACCAGTTGCTCCACTTCCGGCATAACCACCACCAGAACCTCCACTCCCTGTATAAGTGCCACCCGGACAGCCACCACTATTATATGAGTAGCCTCCTCCACCGCCACCACCACCAGTTAGAGAACCTGAACTACCATTACCTCCGAATTGAGATGAGCCACCTGAGCCATTACCACAGCCTCCACCGCCTCCACCTCCGTTACCCCAAGAGTTTCCGTATGTTCCTCCCATTCCACCACCACCGCCTCCTCCTGAGACACGACCACTACCATTATTGATAGTTATGGCATTTGAAATTTGAAGTCCCGGACCGCCTGAAGCTCCAGAGCCTTGATAAGTTCCTCCTCCACAATGACGTTCAGTAGCAGTTCCACTTCCACCATTACCACCTGCACCGAGGATTGTTCCATTATTAATTAGAGTAGAACCACTAGGGAATGATCCACCACCTATAACCATAGCATAAGAGCCAGTAGAGGTGCTATATATAGTTACCCCTGAATTGATAGTAGCTTGTAATATTGAAGCTCCATCCCAACCTGCTGAAGTAGCTCCACTTCTTAAATTATAATTAGTAGCATTTGAAGAAATAGTATAAGTGAAAATATTTGATGTGCCTTGAAAGTCAGCGTGAATCTGAATCTCGCCCGAACCGGGAGCATTACCTTTATTATAGTATTCACTTAAAGCGTGAGGTGCAGAGCCACCATACTCTCCTGCAATGTCGGCTAAACTGAGTTGTCCTGTTCCTAGTGCCATTATTTTTTCTCCAGTCTCTCTACTTTAGCAGTAAGCTCCTTGATAGATTCAATAAGTAATGCGTGTAGATTGTCATAATTTAATGTCTTGTACATTTTGCCATCATCTTTATGAAGTGGTAATTTTCTTTCATTTACTGCACAAGGCATAACCTTCTCAACATCTTGAGCTAGTAGACCTGCTGACTCCATGCCATCTTTAAGGTATTTATAAGTAACACCTGTAAGTTGAGCCACTTTGTCTAAAGCGTGGTCAATAGGGTTAATGTCATACTTGAGTGTTGCATCAGAGATAGTAGTTGAGAAAGCAATTACATCACCCTCAACGTGTAAGTCACCATCATTCTCAAGTCGCATATCTACAGCACCATCAAGAACAAAGTCGTGGGCAGTAGCACCAATTGCAATATGGTCATTAGCATCTCTACCTACATGGGTAACACCTTTTCTTAAATCGCCCAAAGAGCCTGATAAGTGAGCCACATCAATACTTCCATCAGTATAGTGTTCTGAGTCTATAGCATCATTTGCTATCTTAGTACCATCCACACAGTCTGCCGCTAGGTGTGCCAAGTCGATTGAGCCATCAGTATAGTGTTCACTATTAATAGCATCATCTGCTATCTTTGTTCCATCCACACAGTCTGCTGAGAGGTGTGCTAAATCTATACTTCCATCAGTATAGTGTTCACTATTACAAGCGTCATCAGCGAGTTCTGCACCTGTGATTGCATCTGCCGCCATTAAAGCATTTGTTATAGCATCATCAGCTATTCTTGCTGTTACCACCCAATCGTTAGCTGTGATAGCGTTGAGTTGTGTTTGAATAGCACTTGTAACACCATCTACATAGTTTAATTCAGCAGGTGTTGCTGTAACTACTGTGCCATCTATTTCTAAATCTGTTAGATCAGGTGAAATTTGTGCTCCACCATCTAACAGGTTATCTATTGTATCTAAATTTGTATTAAGCTTCGTACCCCAAGTATCTGCCGAAGCTCCCACTTCAGGCTTTGTCAAGGAGTATGTTGAAGTTGTTGTGTCAGCCATTATTACTCTCCATTATTAAAAAGTTCCTTTCCATACTCGGAGTTTATCAAAATCGCCACTAAGAATCTTCTTTTTGATGATATCTTTCTTAGCTTGAGTATCACTCCATTTGATACCTGCTTCATCACACCACATCTTAATGATATGGAGCGGTATCGTTCCAACTAGCTTATTATGACCAGTTATACCAACCTTTGCTTTTCTGAGCTGTTCTGCTCTTTCAAGTGCAGGGTTGTTATCGTATGTACTCTCGACAATTATCTTACCTTGTTTTGTGTCGTGATGTACTTGTTCTTTAATTTTCATATTCTGCCTTAAAAGTGTGGGGAGCATTAAGGAGGACTCCCCACATCACTATTCTACCTCATTACGAAGTAGAACAATCTGCTA